CAACAACTATTACTACAAATATTGTAGACTTCTTTAAGCAACTACCAAGTTCTTCTTACTTAGTATTTGACTCAGGATACAAATACATCTATGACAAGTATAATGATGTTTATCGTTATGTACCTTGTAATGGTGATATCGCAGGTCTTTGCTTACAGACTAACGAAATTTCAGAACCTTGGTTCTCACCTGCAGGATTTCAACGTGGTGTACTAAGAAATGCAATTAAGTTAGCATACACACCAAACAAAGCACAAAGAGATCAACTCTATGCAAACAGAGTTAACCCAGTTGTTTCATTCCCAGGACAAGGTGTTGTTCTTTACGGAGACAAAACTGCACTTGGATTTGCATCAGCATTTGACAGAATTAATATACGTCGTCTCTTCCTAACAGTTGAGAGAGTTATTAGTACTGCTGCTAAGGCACAACTCTTTGAGCAGAACGATGAGGCACAGAGATCACTATTCATCAATATTGTTGAACCATATCTCCGTGATGTACAGGGTCGTCGTGGTGTAGTTGACTTCTTAGTCAAGTGTGATAGCACAAACAATACTCCAGAGGCAGTTGACCGTGGTGAGTTCTATGCGGAAGTATTCTTGAAGCCAACCAGAACTATTAACTATGTTCAGTTAACATTCGTTGCAACAAGAACTGGTGTAAGTTTTGCAGAGGTAGCATCATAATACCTCTCAAAATATTATTTTGACTAAATATAAAAGACGGAGATCCTAATTAAAAATGGCACAAAAAGGAACAATTGATCAATTTAAGGCGAATGTCAAGTCGGACTTCGCTAGACCTAATCTATTTCAAGTAGATTTGGCATTTCCAAGCGAAATACTACAAGACTCAGACCTTGTTAACTTAGGTAAGTTTACTGTTCGTGCAGCAAACCTTCCAAGTTCACAGATTGGTGTAATAGAAGTTCCTTTTAGAGGAAGAGTTCTAAAGATAGCTGGAGACAGAACATTTGAACCTTGGACAATTACTATCATGAACGATAGTCAGTTCAAATTAAGATCCGCAATGGAATTGTGGGCAAGTTCAATCCAAGCATATAACGAGAACTTCACTTCTGCAGGTTCATTAGGAGATAATTCAGATAGTTCTGGATACTTCGCTGACATGACAGTTCATCAGTTAGCAAGAGATCTTAAAGATGGAGAGTCACCTAAGATTCTTAAGTCTTATAAGTTCTATAATATCTTCCCAAGTAATATCGCTGCTATTGATCTAGATTACGGAAACAATGATGCGGTTGAAGAATTTACTGTAGAGATGCAAGTACAATACTGGAAACCTGTAGGTGGGGCTTCAATAGCAAATTAAGCAGTTTTTGAAACCTGTATAAATATATCAGAACCAGATTTTAAATCGTAATGGCACAACAACTCTTTGGATTTTCATTACAAAGAGCGAAGAAGGTTCCGAAGGGACCTTCTTTTGTTCAGAAGGATAGTTTAGATGGATCGCAACCCATAGTTGGTGGCGGTTACTTCGGTTATTCTGTTGACTTTGATGGTACTATTCGTAATGATCATGAACTAATCACTCGTTATAGAGAGATGGTTCTTAATCCAGAATGCGATAGTGCAGTAGATGATGTAGTGAATGAAACTATTTGTGGAAACTTTGATGACGTTCCCATATCAATAGATTTACATAATTTAAAACAATCAGAAAAAATTAAGAAGTTAATTCGTTCAGAATTTGATGAGATACTTCGTCTTCTTGATTTTGATAACAGAGCTTATGAAATCTTCCGTCGATGGTATGTTGATGGGAGATTGTTTTTTCATAAGGTAATAGATCCTAAAAAACCAAGACAGGGTTTAGTAGAACTAAGATACGTTGATCCTAGAAAGATCCGTAAGGTGACTGAATACGAGGCAAAGAAACCCGAAGCATTAAGGACTCAAGATCTCAATCAGCAACTTACACAACAATCTGCATCTTACTTCTTATACAATCCAAAAGGGTTAAAGAATTCTAGTAATCAGGGTATGAAAATTGCACCTGATTCAATTGCTTATTGTCATTCTGGTATACAGGATCTCAATAAAAACATGGTGTTATCACACCTACACAAAGCAATTAAGGCAGTCAATCAGTTAAGAATGATTGAGGACTCTTTGGTAATCTATAGATTATCAAGAGCACCAGAACGTAGAATATTCTATATTGATGTTGGTAATTTACCTAAGAACAAAGCGGAGCAATATCTCCGTGAGGTTATGGGTAGATACCGTAACAAATTAGTCTATGATGCAAACACAGGAGAAATCAAGGATGACAAAAAATTCATGTCCATGCTCGAAGACTTCTGGTTACCCAGAAGAGAAGGCGGGAGAGGCACTGAGATCTCTACGCTTCCAGGTGGACAAAATCTTGGAGAACTTGAGGATGTCAAGTACTTCCAGAAGAAACTTTACAAGGCACTCAACGTTCCAAGCTCAAGGTTAGAAACAGAAACTACCTTTAACATTGGTCGTGCTGCTGAAATCACTAGAGATGAAGTAAAGTTCCAAAAATTCATAGCACGTTTACGTAAAAGATTCTCTGAATTATTCATGGATCTTTTAAAAACACAACTCGTTCTTAAAGGTATCATCTCCATTGAAGAATGGGAGGATATGAAAGAACACATTCAGTTCGATTATATTGCTGATAACTATTTCACAGAACTTAAAGAAATAGAAATCCGCAACGAAAGAATGAATGAAGTTGCACAAATGGATCCTTATGTAGGTAAATACTTCTCAGCGAACTATATACGTACGAAGGTTCTAAAACAAACCGAGTCTGAGATTAAAGAAATAGACAAAGAAATTAAACAAGAAATCGAAGACGGAGTTATCATGGATCCACAGGCAATGCAAGCCATGGAAATGGGTATTGGTGAGGAAGAACCTGTACCTGAAGGTGGTGAAGAACCGCAAACTGACCCTAGTTCTGCAGTTAGTCCCGCAGATCAAAAGAGGGGAGAACTCTAATTCTATAAATACATAATGGAGGACATTAATTATGCCTACTGACGTAGCAAATCAAATAGTAAATCACATATTTGGTGATGAAAAAGCAAAGGCAGTTGATGCAGTAAACGATGCATTAGCCGCGTCTGCATATGATGCGATTCAAGCAAAGAAACTTGACTTCGCACAAAAGTGGGGTTTTGATCCTGATAAAACAGGACAAGCTGTTGCTGATGAACTTGCTGATAAAGCAACTGATACAGGCGATGTCACTGATGTGGATTATCAAGGTCGCAAACCAGAAGATCCAGATCCTAATGAGCCAGTAGAACAACCTACTGCATCCGCAGAAGAACCAACCGAGGAACCAAAAGATGAGACTGATAGCTGAAGAACTTACAGAAGTTAAATTTTTAACTGAAGAAAAGGAAGGTAAAAAGAATTACTTTATAGAAGGTATATTCTTGCAGTCTGAAATTGCAAACAAGAATGGACGTATGTATCCTTTCAAAACTTTGCAAAGAGAGGTTGCTAAGTATCATGAGAACTTTATCCGTCAGGGTAGAGCACTCGGAGAACTTGGTCATCCAGAAGGTCCTTCAATAAATCTTGATAGGGTATCACATAAGATTGAACGTCTTAGCGAAGATGGAAACAACTTTGTTGGTCGTGCAAAAATTCTTGATACACCGAACGGAAAAATCGCTAAGTCATTGCTAGACGAGGGCGTAAGGTTGGGAGTCTCATCTAGAGGCATGGGTTCTTTGAAGAAAGAATCTACATGTAATGTGGTTCAAGATGATTTTATGCTCGCTACTGCAGCAGATATTGTTGCAGATCCTTCAGCACCTGACGCATTTGTGGATGGTATTATGGAAGGAAAGGAGTGGATTTGGGATAATGGTATCCTAAAAGAGTCTGCTATTGCTGAAATTAAGAAGGAAATAGATCAGGCAACCCTCAGAAACTTACAGGAAAGAAAGATTTCCGCGTTTGAGAAGTTTTTGAGAAGTTTATAATTTATAAATAAATATATAAAACAGCAACGTAAAAAAATTTAACGGAGTTAAAAGAAATGGCTGAAACCCTCGAAAAGGATCTAGATAACATGGAAGAAGTGACCGAAGGTTCCAATCCTGTAACTAAAAACGCAAAACCTGGCGAATCAATGGACACCTCTAAAGGTGGTGCAACTAAAATCATTGACGTTACCACTGATTCGATGGAAGGTGCGAAGGGAACTAAGAACGCAGGTAAATCTGCAGCTTCACCAGTAGGTAAGGCACCTGTTCCTTCCACAAAACCAAGTGATGCGTCCGCAAAGATGGAGGAAACTGAATCTAATGACGAAACAATCTCAGAAGAAGAGACCTCTGAAACCAAGTACGACTTTACTCAAGATGTTGACGCTCTTGTCTCAGGTGAAGAACTATCAGAAGAGTTCAGAGTAAAGGCAGCGACAATTTTTGAGGCAGCAGTTACCTCTCGTGTAAATGAGGAAACTAAAGCGTTGCAAGAAGCATTTGAGGAATCTCTAACCGAAGAGGTAGAGAAAATCAAAACAGATTTGGCCGAGAAGGTAGATGACTACGTTTCTTATGCTACTAAACAGTGGATTGAGGATAATGCCCTCGCTGTTGAACATGGCATCAAGAACGAGATGGCAGAGTCATTCTTCAATGGTCTAAAAGATCTCTATACGGAGCACAACTTTACTGTTCCCGAAGAGAAGTTCAACCTGTTAGATGGAATGGCAGGAGAACTTGATGAGATGGAAACAAAGCTCAACGAACAAATAGACACCAATATCGCTTTACAAAAGCGAATAGGTGAGTATACTAGAATGGAAATTGTGAACGACGCAGCTACTGGTCTTGCTGAAACCCAAAAGGAGAAGTTAGCATCACTAGCAGAGGGTGTTGAGTTTGAAAATGAAGAAGATTTTAGAAATAAAATCGAAACTATCAAGGAATCATACTTCACTAGGAAGGCTGAAGTTGCTGAAGAAGCAAAAGAACCCACCGAGGAAGCATCACAACCATTGGTAGAATCCACTGTGTCTGGCACTATGGGTAAATACGTAGATGCACTAGCACGTTGGTCCAAATAATTGTAAATTAACTACTTTAAAACGGAGACATAAATGTCTATACAACAACTCCAAGAGAAGTGGGCACCCGTATTGAATCACGAATCAGTTCCTGAGATCAAAGATTCATATAAAAAAGGCGTAGTTGCACAACTCTTAGAAAACCAAGAAAACGCAATCAAGGAAGAAGGTCAAGTTCTTAACGAGACTCTTCAGACTACAGGTTATACCACAGGCGATACCGCTACAGGTCCTGTTGCAGGTTTTGACCCAGTTTTGATCAGTCTAATCAGACGTTCAATGCCACAACTCATTGCATATGACGTTGCAGGTGTTCAACCAATGACTGGTCCTACAGGATTAATCTTCGCAATGAGATCCTTCTACGGTTCAGAGCGTAGACCTGCAAACGGTGACTTCAGAGAAGCACTATTCAACGAACCAAACGCAGGTTTCTCAGGTGGAGCTGGTACAGGATTATCAAACTATGATCCTACTGCTTCTTCATCTGCAGTTAACGATGCAGAAGGTGCAAACCCAGGACTTCTTAATGATTCCCCTGCAGGAACATATGAGGTAACTGGAGACGCTACAGGCATGGCAACAGCAACTGCTGAAGCATTAGATGATTCATCTGCTTCAACAGCCTTCAGAGAAATGGGTTTCTCCATCGAGAAGGTAACTGTTACTGCTAAGTCAAGAGCACTAAAGGCAGAGTACAGCATAGAGATGGCTCAAGACCTTAAGGCGATTCATGGATTGGACGCTGAATCTGAATTAGCAAATATCCTTTCAACAGAGATACTTGCTGAGATTAACAGAGAAGTTGTTCGTACAATCTATACAAACGCTGTTAAAGGTGCTATCGCTAACACTGCTACAGATGGTATATTCGACCTCGATGTAGACTCTAATGGTAGATGGTCAGTTGAGAAATTCAAGGGACTTCTTTTCCAAATAGAAAGAGACGCTAACGCAATCGGTCAAGAGACAAGACGCGGGAAGGGCAACATTTTGATCTGCTCTGCAGACGTTGCTTCTGCTCTAGGAATGGCTGGTGTACTAGATTACACACCTGCACTTCAAGGTAATAATGCATTAACAGGAGTAGACGATACTTCCTCTACACTTGTTGGTACACTTAACGGACGTATTAAGGTATACGTTGACCCATATTCTTCAAACGTAGCTGACAAGCACTTCTACGTTGCAGGATACAAAGGTACTTCACCTTATGACGCAGGATTATTCTACTGCCCATACGTTCCATTACAGCAAGTTAGAGCAATCAACCCTAACACCTTCCAACCAAAAATCGGGTTTAAGACACGTTATGGTATGGTTTCAAACCCATTCTCAGGCGGTCTTACACAAGGTTCTGGAGCACTTACAGCTAATGCTAACAAGTACTACAGAAGAGTACAGGTTGCAAACCTAATGTAATAGGTATTAATACTTAACTTTACGAGAGGGTGCTTGACACCCTCTTTTTTTATGGTATAATATTGCTATATACTATTACTTTGAACCACACCGCTTCGGCACCGTGTAGTAGAAGTCAACCGCAAACGCAATCGAATTAACATGAAGTACACTATTAAACTACAGGACATTGTAGGTCCTAAAAAACTACCAGGTTTTAATGGAGTCGGAGAGATAAATCTTGAAGACTATGAAAATAGAGAAGTAGATATACCAGAAGGATATGAATTTCAAAGTTTAGGTTCCCTTGACATAGATGAAGAAGTAGATGAATTAGCAGATGTATGGTCTAATGATGGTGTCAGAGAAGAGGGTAATGCTGACGACAGAATTGATGCACTACAAAATAGTTATTCTGTAAATGGTTATAAGACAAAAGATGATCCTGGTATGGGATCAAAAGATGACAACGGAAAGGAACTACCTGTAGAAGGTAGAGGTCGAGCAATAGCAGCAAGAAGAAACAAAGAGAAACGAATACCTTGGATCAATCTTAAGAAAACCGAACCTGGTGAACTCGCAAGAATCAGTGCGGGTGTTTTAGCAAACCTTAAACATGACCCTGCCACTAAAGCAACAAGGGAAGATGTTATCACAGCAGGTTTAAAACTAATAGGTGATGGATCCCTCAATCCAAATGAGGTTGATATAAACACATGGTTAAAGGATAGATTACAAATTACCAATTTCTTTACTCAAAATAATATCACTCTGATTATAAATGGTATCATAAAGAGACATGCTGAAGGTGAGAACACAGTTCGTATAAAGGAGAGAAAAACTTGGAAAGAAATCTTAAAGAAAGACTTTAAGATTGAAATTGATGACAAGACAGTTTTTCTATTCTCTATGGATTCTGATACATATTCATGTCGTGCTTTTTGTGAAGCAATATTAGAACATGGATCGGTAAATTCAGTAGAAATTATAGCATACACAAACAAAAGATTGCCATCAGAGGCAAGATCAAAACTAGCTACTTTTGTAAGTGATCTTGGTAAATATACCAGACTTATGTACAAAGCAGTTGGTGACAGAAAAGACTGTACATTTAAAAAAATCAATCCATCAGAACATTTCATAATCAAAGGTTGTCTTCCACAGTTCATTGTGGATCATGCCGATGAATGGGATTCAAAGGAATTGATAGACGTAGAGAACTACTAATTAAAGGTTTTCTTAATGTAATCCTTGCTACATATGTAATAAATAATTTTGCACGTGTGAAAGGGGAAGGAGTGTCTGCAAAGGCACTCTTTTTTTGCGTCTAAATATAAACGTAGAGTATGCTTAATTATGATAGAGGATGTAAGGTTTGAGGACTTTATTGGTATTTTCGATACCAAATACAACACTCAACCAGTAATTGACTATTGGGAATATCAAAAGAAGTGTGGTGCTACGTTTAATCGCAAAGGTATCTTTGGTAAAGAACGTAAAGCAAATCAACGTAAAGATCAGTGTCTTGCTACGGAAGATTTTATATTAGATCATACTTGTGGTTATGAATGGATGAAACAATACAATGATATTGTTGGTGAGTGCTTAGAATTATACGTTGATGAGTATGAAAGTCTACTGCAATATAGATATCAACAAGTATATCTGAATATACAGAAGACTAAACCAGGTGAAGGATATCATGCGTGGCATTCTGAAGATGGTTCTATGGGATGCAACCGTAGAATATGTGCAACTATGATGTACCTTAATGATAATTTTGAGGGTGGTGAAACTGAGTTTCTTTATATTCATAAACGCTATAAACCTAAGAAAGGACAAGTATTAATTTGGCCAGCAGGGTTTACACATACTCATAGGGGATTACCTCCCTTAAATGGTGAAAAATATATTTCTACATCATGGTTGGAAAACATCAACGGATAAAATGGCAAATTGGTATCAGGATCAACTGACTAACAAAAACTTTCTTTCTCCTATAGGATTTTTATTCTTACTGGATAGAGCAAAGAAGGTATCATTCTTATGTCAAAAAGCAAGTATACCTGCATTTACGACAGGTAATATTGAAATACCTACAAGAGGTTTTGTGACAATACCAGTTGAGAGTACAGCAACATACGAGGACTTGTCTATTGATTTTATAGTAGATGAGGACTTAAGAAACTATATGGAATTACATAACTGGATGAGAGCACTATCTACACCAGGTGAGTATAAGGATAGATATGATTGGAATACAGAGAATAGTATTAGAGGAACTAAGAATGATCCAAGATACTCTGATGCAACTTTACAAGTACTAAATAACAATAATCTCGCAAACTTTGATGTTGTATTTAAAAATTGTTTTCCTATAAACTTATCATCATTACCATTTGATGTCACCTCATCGGATAATAATTACTTTACAGCAACAGCAACGTTTAGATATACCTTGTATGAGGTACGAGATATAAATTCATCAACTAAGAGATAGTGTTATTCTCCTTTGAAAAAACCTTTGGTGAAGGTGTAGATCCTTGGTATAACAAGGCAGAACGATGGGTTAAGAAGAAATTCAAGAACCCTTTCGTCAGGCATCTAGCACTTGGTTTGATAGAGTGGTTGAAAAAAAAGTGGATCTATGCTAAAATAGAAAACACGATGCGATCAGTTGACGCACAAGCTGAACAATTAGTAAAAGAGTGGGACAGAAATGAACCAATTAGAAGACCAAACATCGTGGAGACAGGAGTATTTGGAGATGAAGGCTGGTCTCTCGAAATTTCAAATCCAATTGTTGAAAGAAGGTCCGAAGCAACTAGCACAGGCATGGTTGCTTCAAGCGATGCACAACGACTACGAAAAGATGAAAGGCATCAGACCCAAAAAAGAGAAAACAGTCAACTGCCAAAGCAGTCTCCAAGAGTTCTTCAAACAAACGAAGGATCAAGGAGTATAATACCCGACCCTTGGTTAGATTATGAATCTGGAACAGATACAGGAGATGTGGAAAAAGGATTCAGTAATTGATAACGATCTTTACTGCGAAGAATCCACAAAGATACCACAACTCCATATGAGATATATGGAATTATATACGACGTTCGGTCTGATGAAGAAAGAGCGTGAGATTGAAATGAAAAGACTTATTAAAGAGAAATGGTTATATTACAAAGGTAAGGCACCTTCATCTGTATATAAAGAGATGCCATTTGATCTCAAACTTACTACTAAAGAAGAGATCAATATGTTTATAGAGGGTGATGATGATGTAAGAAAGTTGCAATATAAAATAGAATATGTAGATCAATGTCTTAATTACTTAGATGGTGTATTGAGACAAATCAACAATAGAAATTTTCAAATTAAAAATGCTATCGACTGGACTAAGTTCCAGAATGGTTTATGAAGTACGGATGTTCTTATAGAGTCATTGAATTAAATGACAGTGCGATGACTAAGATTCAACGTACACTTGATAGTGAAGATTTAGTTTGGAAAGATAGTCTTACACATAATTCAGATATAGCACATAGTCATCATAGTAGAATATCTAAACAAGCATGGGTTAGAGAACATAGATTCTGTGAGATTTTCATGGACATAGCAATAGTAATGAATCAACAGAACTTATGGAACTTAGATATACAGGGAGTTGAACCGATACAATATGGCATATATCCCGAAGGTGGTAAGTATGATTGGCATGTAGATCAGCATCCTAAACCTACGTATTGGGTGAATGATACTGGATCTGAACAAGGTATAGTAAGAAAGATAAGTATGACTCTTTTCATGAATGATCCTATTGAGTATGAAGGAGGGGAGTTTGATTTGGAGCTATATAAACCAGAGACTGATTGTAGATACGAAACGTTTAAGTTGAAGAAAGGTTCAGCAATCTTTTTTCAATCGGATCAGTGGCATAGGGTTAGACCTGTCACATCTGGGATCAGAAAATCAATTGTAGCATGGTTTTATGGACCTCCTTATAAGTAAGAAGAATGAAGTCTATTTGAAGATTGAGGCACAACCTCATATAAACTATGAACTTGCAGACTTTTTTACCTTTGAGGTAGAGTCCGCAAAGTATATGCAGAAGACAAGAAGATATAAAGGATGGGATGGAAAGATAAGATTATACTCACCTGCTAATGGTGAGATCTATTGTGGTCTAGTAGATTATCTTACAGACTGGGCAGAGCAGAAAGGATATAACTACGTTTTAGAAGGAGATGATTACTATGGACATCCCCAAGAAAAGAATGAATTAATTACTCCCGAAGGTGTTGTTGGATTTGTGAAGTCATTGGGTCTGTCTGTATCCGTTCGCGATTACCAATATCAAGCAATATACGAATGCCTGAAATACAACAGACGACTCCTATTGTCGCCAACTGCAAGCGGGAAATCCTTGATGATCTATTCATTAGTTCGGTATCATGTAAATGCTAAAAGGAATGTGTTAATCGTTGTACCCACAACATCTCTTGTGGAACAAATGTATAAAGATTTTAAAGAATATGGTTGGAATGTAGGTCATCATTGCCATAAACTTTATGCAGGAGCAGAGAAATATACGGAACATGATGTAGTGATTTCCACATGGCAATCAATATACAAAGAACCAAAGAAATGGTTTGATAAATTTGACTGTGTAATAGGTGATGAAGCACATCTATTCAAAGCAAAGTCTTTAACAT